GTGGCATCACAGGGCGCAAGTTGAATACAGTACGTGTTGTTTCCATTACACCAACTGCTTGCATCTCACCGTCCATGATTGGTTGAGTTGCAGGTCTAAAGTCCTTGACTTCGTATCCTACGATCTCTCCAATACCTGTACCAAACACGGCAGAGTTAATCAAGCACTCAGCAATCTGCTTCCGCACACCCACAAAGTTAAAGTCTTCTGTGAGTTGCTCACGTACAAATTGAATGTCGCCTTGGTTAGGATCTTGCATGTCGTCTTTAATGTCAAAGAACTTACCACGACCAAAAGTAGCTTCTTCAACTTCTGCTACGCTAGACTCGACAGCCTGTTGTAGTGCAGGAGAAATTAGACGAGAACGCTCTGACGCACGCATTGAGTCTTCTTCAGCCCAGATACCACGCCATAAACGATAATACTCATCAAACTTTTCTTGGTAGTTTGACTCAAAGTGGTCACGCCACTGGTTGCATTTGTGGATTACCCAACCTTCCAGTGAACCGGGGTCTTCTTGATTGTGATCATAGTCCATGTTAATATCCTGCCACAGGGTCTAAAATTTCAAACTCATCTTCTTCGTAATCGTAGTGATACGAAACCTTTGCAAGTTGGTCAATGTATGCTAGTGCATCAACCAAGTCATCGTGTACTAAAGCATTTGGAAACTGAAACAACTGATCCATAAACGGTGCATTCCATTCTCCTTTGTTTAACACTATCTGTCCATGTTCAAAGCGTCCTTGTAATCCCCACACCACACGGTCAGTCTTCTTTTTGTTACCATGTGTAAGTTCTTCTACCCGAAAGAACCTCTGCCCAGATTTCATAATATCTGTGAGATAAGGAAGTACAGCATTCTTCAATGCGCCTTTCTCAATACCAACAGCTATAGGTTGATACGCATTCACAGCGTCAAAGATTTTCTTGGCTGTTTTTTTAATATCCCAACGACCATGAATAATATCTGCAACCCACCAACCATCTTCGTTTGCTTTGACAACAACAATCGCTGTTTCATCTAGCTTGGTGTTTTTGGACTTGGTGGCTTGCGCAACATCTGCAAAGCCTGCAAGGTCAACTGCAATGTAGTAATCACCAAACTCAGGCTCGTCATTATCAAACTGCACCCACTCCTCTTTAAATATATCAGAACCACTTGCCTCAAAGGAAGCGAGAAACTCTTGTCGGAATGCATACGATGACATTGACTTTTTAGCTGTATCAATTTCGTCTGGATCGAGAAGTGGATTATCATAAGATGTATAATGCCATGCTTTATAGCTGTCATCATCTTCAAGCTCCGCATACTTATACAGTTCATAAAAGTGATTTCGACCCATTGGCGTACCAATAAATATGGCCTCACCTTTTTGGTCAGCTAGCGCAGGACGAAGGATTTGCTCCCAAACACTAGGCTTCATATCCGCATATTCGTCCATAACAAGGAACTTAAGAGATACACCACGCATTGTCTCTGGTCTGTCAGCACCCTTCAATGAGATAGTGCAACCATTAATCAACGTGATCTGCAAGTTGTTAATATGTGAACTCTTGATAACAGGATGCGCTAACTCTAGCAGAGTAGACCACATAATGTCACGAGCCTGTCCCTGCGTAGGGGCAACATAGAACACATGACCACGGTTTGTCTGCAGTGCATAGATAATTAACTGCCAAGCCGCGAGCCGTGATTTACCTGTACGTCTTCCTGCCGCAACAATCTTAAACCGTGTCTTATCTTCAAAGACATCTTGTTGCCACGGTAGTAGTTCTACATTAAGATCTGTCAAAAGAGACGATCCAAATAAACTTGACGGCCCATGACTTCATCCTCCGATACCACCTGCGGTTCTTCAGCAGGCTGTGCAGGCATCGGAGGTAACTCAAAATCCAAACGACCCGGCTCTGTTGGAGGTACAGGAATGTCTTGGAATCCGGGAGCTCCTAAGAGATCTGCTTCATACAATTCCGCATGATTTCTAAATTTTACACGCTTACTTGGATCATTCTTTGTCTGATGGTATTTACCCCACCATTCATCAACGTCCATCTTTTCTAGCTTTTTAAAATCAGAACGAGGACGCATGCGATGGTCTGCAAGAAATAATACTTGTTGTTGATCCAAGTCTAACTCAGCAGGATTATAATCAATTGGCAACTCTTGCACCCACTCAGGTGGTTCTTCTTTTAGTACATCCTTATAGAACGCTTTGATTCTATTAAGACCTACTTCAGCAGACTTACCTTTTCCGATTTCATACTGGAACGCACCACGTCCGGGACCGTTTCCCGTCTGAACGCGATTAGGAATAATGCCCCTGCGCTTTTTTGAGTCCCAACTTTCATGATATGCAATCTTATTCATCGCATCAGCAATCACATTAGGAGACATTTCCTTTTCTTCTGCTATTAGATTTAAAATTCTTTGAGCTTCACTCATGATCTATAATCTCTCCTTCAGTTTCAGTGTTGATAGTTGCCTCACTACCTACACCAGTGATCGTAATGTTGACAGATGACCTACCACCGCTTGCATCCTTTTCAAAATAACTTACAGGTAGCATACGATCCATTAATAATTTCCATGCCGCTGCTTGATTCTTGTGTTCATCATCTAATGCGGCGTTAACAATACTATCTAGTACCTTTCGAGACTTCGGACTGGCTAACAATCGAGCTTTCATCTCATTGATTGCCGCCGCATCGCCGGGGGGTCTTCCTCGTTTGACGCGATTGCCCACCTTTTTGGACTCAACATCACTCTTAGGGGGCCTTCCAATTCTTTTGGTTGGAGTATTCTCTGTCATATACAGTACTCTGTAGTTATCGCAACAGTCATTGCAAGAGATAATCACTTAAAGATAATAATTCTTTTGCGTTTAACTCTTGCGTATCTATTTAGTGCATATAGTATAGCATACTTTCCTTGTTTTGTCAAGACCTTTTAACATAATCAGCACAGATTCCTCCCCTGTCCCTTACTATGGCGGGTCTCAGCCATGCTGTTTACCTCCGCAGACGCGATTAAGTCTTTGTAAATGCAAATGATTTGAATTAAGATAACCATTCTCATTTAGATTTCTATTTTACCCTTTTTTGTATCTGAGCAGGTACACTATATCGACAGTGCTACGTTGGTGCACCCCCGGGGGTAAGATGTTGGCACGCTTGTTGCATGGCAAAACTGGCACGATTCTTGATAAGTTCAACATGTCAAATTATTTCTGACTATGGGAGTGTGAGTATCGATGTAGTACCCCTATATAAGGTTTTCTTTATACCCCTGCCGTATTATTAAGCATGCTTAAAGAGTAAAAATATTTCAGAAACTTGGGAACTAATCGTCCCAAAATCCGTCTAACTATATAAGCGGGGAAAGAAACCCCTTGCGAATCCAAGAGTTTAAGCATACTTAAAAGAGGTAACATCAATGGATATCAAATTACACGTAAACCAGATGGCGTCAGCGCTTGGCAAGCTTTCAACAGCGCATGGCAACACAGTCAAAACGCTGAAAGCTTTCATCAATGAAGCAACGCTAGGCGATGAGCTGATTAAGAACTACCTTGAACAGGTTCAGGACGCGGCGGAAAAGAAGAAAGTCACCAAATCAAGCGCGGCGGTTTACAAGTCACAAATCAAAAAGATCTTGAATCTTGCGAAAGATCACAAGCAAGAGGTCATGAAAAAAGCAGAGCAAGCGGGCAATTTAGACCAGTGGTATAAAGCATGCTTGAAAGGTGAATCGCCTAAGCGCAATGCGAATCACAAGGTGAACAAGCCGAAAGCGGAAGAGCTACCGAAACTTCAAGATGAAGCGAAAGAGCCAAGCGAGGTGACAAACCCGATTGACAACTTCAAGACATCGGCCAAGTCAATGCTTGATGCGGGGATGACGGTTGAAGAACTTCACGCGATACTGGACGAGATGACAGCGATCGCGAAAGCGGCCTAATCCAGACGGGGGCGAAAGCCCCCAATTTTTAAGCATACTTAAAGAGGAGTATCATTTGTGGAAGAAACATTTGTGATTATCTTTGTGATTGCTGTTGTGTCTTTTGTGTTAGGCATTGGAGCATTCTTTGGTGAGAGATATTTTGAGGATAAGAAATGAATAGTTTTGAGTTGATGAATCCGCTGTTGCATTCAGCGTTGCATGGTGCAGAGCTTGTAGCTTTGTTGTTTGTTGGTATAT